ACTTATGATAATGAACAGTTCATCGACACGCTGTTCTAATCTAGTTAATTGATCCTTCATGCTAGAGCCACCATTAGGTCGTAACTCATTTAACCAACCTTTAACTAAAAAACGTAGTCCTATTAGCACGCCTGATAGCACGGCCATAACGCCAGCGCCAAAGCCAGCCCATTCTGTTGGACTCATTTCGCATCTGCACCGATGCCATAAGCATTATCGGATTTATCTAAAGCCCTAGCTGCCGGTCCTGCTAATGCTGCAACTACTACAGACAGTGCTGGATCTAAACCTAATTCATTACTTGCTAAAAATGTTAAGAAAGATACTAATACCCCACGTGCGTAGGACTTTAGTATTGCTTTTTGCTTCTTGGTTATTTTCATATCTTGCCCCCTAGTAGTGGTATATCGAACGGCTTAGAATCTTTATCGCCTAACTTTGTAAAACTAATATGGACATGTCGCTTATGCGGATTCACACCCTTATAGCGCCGCCATTTGAACTTGAATCTTCTTGATGCAATAAAGCCATTATGAATTACGTAAGATATGCGCTTATCGGTTTTAGCACAGACCCTGATCTGGTCAGCCAGATATATCGAGAGCTGCTCGGATGTATCCAAACGAGAATCAATATCAATGGCTCTGACGATCCCAGATTTGTCTGGATTATGATCCGATTTGCTGGCGGAATGACGAGCATCACCAATCCACCCATCACTGGTAGTGCGGCGATCTGGATACCAGGTATCAACCTGATCCCTTAACTGCACCCCAGCTGCGCATAATCTTGGTTTCATTAACTTAGAAGTAATTGTGCTTCTTCGGCTGTGATGCCTAGCTTGTCTAACAATGCAGCTTTGGCTTCTGCCTTAGCAGCCTTATCAGCTTCTTCTTCTGCCTTCTTTGCTGCGTACTCGGCAGCCATAGCCTCACGCTCTGCAATCTCCTCGGCTGTTAATGCAATCTCTTGCACCTCACCAGTTGAACAATCTACTACGATTTTGTTAGTCATTTCATTTCTCCTTATGCGTTAGATATTCCATATAGATAAGCCGTGCTGTACTGCGCTATATTTCCCGTACTTGCTAAGATTTGTATAGATGTAATAGCGGCAGTATTTGACCAAAGTCCAGCAGATAATTGAGTGTAGGCGGTTGTTGCATTATCTTCTGCTACCGAATCAACGCTTACGCTTTTATTATTAGAACCAGCGTAATTAGGAATATAAAACTCACTACTACCAAAACTGTTGGCAACAAAACTTGAACGATTAGACAAAAAATCTATATTGCTGGTTGTAGTGCTTAATGCACCTATACCAGTGCCATAAATCCAACGATCACTAAAATTTGTGGTTGCGCCATTAAACCTCAAATAGCAATCAGCAGTATCGTTAACATTTCTTAAACTTGCCTTAACTAATAAATCTGTATATGTAGAAGGTATAGAAGTAAACTCTATATTAGCCGCACCACCAGACCCCACTGTTACAGATGAAATTAAAGTATATGTAGTTGCCATTATTCCGCCTTAATTCCGTAAAGGGTAAAGGTAGCACCAGAATTAATATTGCCAGAACCTAAAAAAACTTCTATTGAAGTAATGGCTGCGGTATTGCGCCATAATCCCACTGTTGCTGCTACGCCTGGGTATGTGCCACCGCTTGCACTATTCCACCTTGCTAATAAAGTTTTATTAGTAGTTGAGTTTGAATAGTTGTTAAATGAAACAATAGAAGCACTTGGGTTTGTACTGTTGTTTCCAACATTAAAAGAAATTTGTATAGCAGTTTGATTAGACTCACGGCTACTTGTAGCGCTAGACCCTGAACCTTCTAAAAAAGTATTTGAGTAATTTGAACCTGAATCACTGTTAAATCTAAATTGCAAAGCTGTGCCATCATTGGCACTTGTAAGTGAAGCAATCATAATTAAATCTGTATAAGTGCCTGGAATAGTAGAAAAAGTATAAGAAGCCGCCGCACTGCCTAAAGTATTTGTCGCTATCATTTCATAAGTTGATGTCATTTAAGCACCTTTAATTCCGTATAGGGCGAAGTGTGAGTATTGTGAATAATTAACGCCTCTAGGTTCAATAGTGATACTTGTAATAGCCGCAGTATTAAGCCATAAACTTGAAATTAAACTGATTTCACCTGAGCCGTTTTTATCTACTCCTGAAAGTGAGCGTACTGTTTTGTATTTATTTGTGTTTGCGTAGTCAAGAATATCGCCTACTGCTACAGATGGTTGAGTAGTAGAACTTCCAGTTGATGTACCAAAGAGAATAGCCTCTGGTTGAGTTGTGTAAGCAAGTGCAGCAGCGGCTGTGCCTGTTCCATACAGATAATGCTGTGCATAATTATTGCCGCTATCGCTATTAAAACGCACTAACATTCCATACCCTGCTGTTGCAGTAGTCATACTTGCTCTAATTTGTAAATGGGTATAAGTGCTAGGGATAGAAGTAAAACTAATGCTTGCACTTCCACCTGAACCAACAGTTACAGTAGCAATAGACTCATAACTGTTAGTAGACGGCGCAACGCCTTCACTTAAACTAGCAAGGATTGTATTAAGCAATTCCGCCTACCACATACCATGTATTAGCAGCTGTCTTAATGCAAACGGCTGTTTTGTATTGTGCAAGGGTTGGAGATGCTGCAACTGCGCCAGCACTTAGTACAGTAGTAGTACCTGGTGTTACTGCGCTAATTGTGCATAGACCTGCACCAATATTTAATACTGTAATTGCAGTACCTACTGGAAAGGCTACGGATGCATCTGTTGGAATCTTAAAGGCTATAGCAGTTGCCTTATTCATAACTTCTAACACTTGGTACTGATCTGCTAATACAGCCGTGTAATCTGTAGTGTTGGCAGTACCTACTGTAAAGGCAACTAGCGAATTGTAACTAGCAGCTGTTAATACATCACCTGTTGCGGCTGGTAAACCTGTTGGCATTTTTACTCCTTAATAAGATAAAACGTTTTGTCCTAAGACCCCGTAATCTACGTTGCCTATTATAAACCCATCTATCACTGGTTCTAGCGTTGTGAAGGTGGTTTTCCAACTATTCGGGGTTATATTCATCCTTACCCCAAAAATCTGTAAAGTCTTTTCTAAGGTTGATCCACCAGGCTGGGTAGTTTTAACTGTGATTGGATCGAAAAAGTCTAGGTCTAAGGCGGCGACTATGCCTGAATTGTAACTAGGCGTGTATAGGTCTAAAACTATTGCATCTACCCGTATGGTGGTTTCTTGCCTAGAGGCCACATAAGCCTGGGCATAATCTAGGGCTACGGCATCTGTTTCCATTAATAGGTTATCTAAAAAGTAACTGTGAAGAAAGTATTTATCTATGCTGGCTTGGTTTAAAGCTACCTGTGGGCTACCACCAGCTCGAGTAATCGTAGCCTTATTAAATACTAATACGTCATTTAGTATCCAGGTTGCATCAAAGTAAGATATACCAGATCCATCATCTGCAAACACTGTAGGTGTGCCGCCAATAGATCCAGCCGTTACACCTCTATCTTGGAATACAAAGTTATTATCGGCACTGACATAGATAGCGCCATACTCAGAATTGGCTACTGTAAATAGAGCTTGTAGTGCTGTGCGGTTAGTGCCTGGATCTGCCTGTAATGTAGTTAAGCCTGGATCAATATCACGCTGAGAAGTTGGCCATGAAATCTGATCTAATATATCGTCAATACGTGCACCAGATAATTGACCTGCGCTAGTGCCAGCCACTGTGCTTATCTGTGCTAACTGGGCTAATCTAAAAGCATCTACAGCTTGTATAGTAGTTATTGCTACACCTTCTCCGTCATCTGGATAGGTTGTAACGTAGCTTGTAATAAATCCTGCGAATATAGGATAAGTAACAGAACCATAAGTAGCAGTAATTTGCACTTTTTTCATGGGTGTTAATAGATTGTAATATGGGCTAGATGGATTCTGTGGGTTAAAATCACCATTTTGATCTGTTATGCGTAGAGTAAGCGAACCTGTTTGAAACTCATCACTAAGTGCAGTTCGGCCTCTATTAGTTTCTATTCTGTTTACTTGGCTAGATACATCAACAATTACGGCAGCGGAATCAGCGAATACGTTTGTGCCAAAGATACCCGAATCAAAAATAACAGCCTGAGCAAAACTAGGGCCAGTGCTAAAGTTAATTACTGCATTGATTACTGGTACTGTCATACTATAAATCCAGCTGGTACTGTGTTATAACCATTACGTCCAGCTAGTTGGATGCTTTCTGCAATAGCCTGGCTCAATTTATCACCACTAGCATCTACTGTTAAATTAATGGTAGCCCCTGAGGTTTGCTGAATACCTGATAACAATTCTTTTAAGCCTGTAATGCTAGGCCTAGATTGTTCTAGTAATCCAGATATGCTACCCCTTAAATCTTCAAAAGTGCCTGGTTGAGTAGGTGCTATTAATTGTTGTAATCCGCTTACAGCTGGTGCAGCATAATTAAGGATGCTTCTAGTTTCTGTGCGTAATGCACCTATACTTAATTCTTTTAATTTATCTACAGTAGGCTTTATGCCATCTAATAAATCTCTAATTGCTTTTCTAAATGCTTCCGTTAATTCTTCGGCAGCTTTAGCCGCATTCATTTCAGCCAATATCTTTTTAGCCAGTGCTTCATTGTTATCTAATATGGCTAATTGCGCTTGTATGCGTAATTTTGTTTCTTTATCTGTTGCTTCATTTAGGGCTACTGTTAAGCCTATGCGCTCAACATCAAACTTATCTTTTAATTGATCTACGGCTGTCTTTTTCTTTAATAGATCGTTTTCAGTTTTGCGTAATGCAACAGAGTTTTTAATCGCTCGTTCTTCTTGTTTTCTTTGTTGAGCATTAACTCTACCTGCGGTTCTTTCTAAACCACCTCTATCTGTTTGCTGGCGACCTGCGCCCCTTAATGCT